GCTCTGACCCATTGGTGTAAGGACTCTTACCAACAATGAGTTCTGATGCTGTGCCAATGCCCGGCAGTGGATCATCAGGTGTTCGGTATGCTCTGGCAATTCCCCACATCTTTAGTGGGTCACCCTCCATTACACCCATGAACTCAAATTGGATAGAACCCTCTGGGTACTTTTCATAAAACATGGCCACACGCTCGGCCACTGTGACGTAGTTAGAAATATCGAAGCCCATTAGATGCGCCACCCGTCATTCCACATTTGCTGCTCAATGGTTGGCCCATGCATCGCACGAAATTTGGCTCTAAGTTTCAATGTGTGTTGAGCTTCTATGTAAATGCCTGTTAATACACCTAAGCCAAAAAGAATTGCTGCGTAAAAGATAATTGCTATTGTCATGCCCTGATTTCCTATTCTTAGTTGTAACCCTTGGCGGTTACATGAATAGTTCTAGCACGTCACGCAGGATTCACACAAGCACTTTGAGAAAATAGGCGTGTCATGGCTTGTGTTGATGTGATTTTGAACCACAACATGTAGTGCATCCACCTTGGCAATCAAGTCTGGCAAGGATTTTCCGCCATTGGCATGGGGTTGAATTGGGTAGGTCATAGTATCAATGTAAAGCTTAATTGGCTTGACTATTGCCCATTTAACAAATAACCCAATAAGGGTAGCCACGGTAATAATGGCGGCTGAATACTGGCCTAAAAGTAACAAATCCATAACACTAGGCTTTTATCCATTTGTCTGGATTTCGGTGTTTTGTCGGATTCCATGTGCGCTGGGAAAGTATTTGAAAATGCAAGTGTGGCCCACTGGTACGGCCTGTGTTGCCTGATGTGCCTAATAACTGCCCCTGACGGACTCTCTGGCCAACTGATACATTTACCCCATTGAGGTGGCAATAACCAGCCCAGAGGCCCGGTGAGCCGTTTTCAAAGGCATCATTATCAATGATTACATGAACGCCAAAAGACCAGCCCCAGCCTTTTTTGTAAATGTGTTTGCCAGCGTGTACAACAACACCCGGCACAGCTGCTACTACTGGAGTACCAATTACAGCTGCGTAATCAATGCCCTTATGAACGCCACCAGTTTTGTATTTAGCCCCATAAGGAAATGACACTACGCCTGATTTAATCGGTTTCATCTATGTTAGCCCTGCCGTAATTGTCATATTCTGGATTTAACCAATTAATGATTATTGGTAAAGCTGATACAAGGCCGATAGTTAAAGCTGGATGAAATCCTAATGTGTCAGCATTGATAAGCACCCAGCCCAAAACACCTGCACCAAATACTTTGATAAATGATGCTATGGGACTATGTGCAAACCATGTAAGAAATGACATTACTTACCTTTAGTTGCTTTGGGTGCTGGCTCTGCTACTACTTCCACTTTGTCGGTAATTTCAACGCCGCAGGGCCCGCAAATAATCGTATTTGCTGGATCTATGACCTCAATACCGATGTTTTCATTTTCACACCCTGCGGTGTGACAAGTTACTACGTATGCCATTTTTTTTATCCTGCCGTCGCTGCCGATGTTTGTTGAATTGCTTTCCAGTTAATGGCTGCTGCTGATGTTGATGCGACTGTACCCGACCAAACATAGAATGTGACTGATGTTGTGCCACTAATGCCGACAGTAACACTTGTCCTAGTGTTATTCGTACTAGATACAGTTGCAAGCACAATAGGCGTTTGAGTAAATCTACCTGCCGCGAAAGTTACTGTTCCGCTGCCTGTAATTGAATTGCTGCCAACATTGGTTGCATAAGCTACTGGCCGGCTCACTCCAGATACGCGATTAACTATTTGATTAGGGTATGTTGTTATATCACCAAAACGGCCATCAACATCATCTGCCAATGCCTGAATAGCAGTCGCGCCATCCTTTACATAATCAGTGCTTGTTGGATAATCAAATCCAAAATTTGTAGTAGTGCCAGCCATTTATAAATCCTCCCATTGGATACTTGCATTATACGTTGCCCATGTCTGTGTTGGTGGGACTTGATACCAAATAATTGATGAATATGTCTCGGAGTATGCCGAGCAGGTCAAAGCTAATTCGGCGGTGTATCGGGTCAAGTTCCATGTGTAACCCTCAACAAAGCCATCAAAATTTGTGCCAAAAACTGCTGGCAATGCCGTTGTGCTGATCCGTAGGCCGTTGTAAACGGCTGCTAGGGCATCTCTGGTAGCATCGCTGACTGTTGGTGAATGCAATGGCACTGTGATTGTTTCTGGATACATTCTTGGGTAAGCGCGTGACTCAATTAAATCGGCAGCTTGTGCCTCGGCATCAGCCAAGTTATGAAGTGTTGTTGTACGTGTGCCAGTTAATTGTCCATAAAGAATAATTGACTGTTCATCTCTGGCCTCTGTTTGCCCTGCCCGGTAAGTGACAATGGCATCATTTACAATTTCGCCCCATTGTGCGGCAGTGCGTAAGCCGTTGGCAAGAATGTCATCAGCTGTAAGTTCTAGCGGTGTTGCTAATGATCGGGCCAAGTAATCGTCATAATGCAATGATCCTGTGCCATTTTCCCACAAAACGCCCCGACCAGAATTAGCAGCTTCTACCGCCAGTGTGTAGGCATCAGTATCGCCATCACTGTATGCCATCAATTCGTATTGTCCGGGTGTGTCAATGTTGCCAACTAATGAATCAACCAATGCTTGGCCAACTGCATCGTAAGAATCCCAAGTTGTCCCAACCGGCACACCTGCCCATGTAAGTGTTGATGATACATCATCCCATTCAGTTAGAAATGCTTCACTAAGGATGTTTAGGATTCTTGTGCCGTCATTTTCTTTAGCAAACCCAGCTGCACCTACTAAACGGCGATTAAGTTGAGCCAGTGGCCCTACGGCTGTTATTGAGTAAATAGCGATTGAGCCATCTGATCCATAGGCATCTAGGGTTATGTCAATGTCCGAAATTGTGCCATAAAAGATTTCCTGTGTGCCTGTTGTGCCTTTGTCAATGCTTACTGATACTGATTGACTTAGTGCCACATTTAATGGCTCACTGGCATCAGTCCAAAGCCTGATTGATGCGTAACCCGGTTGCGGTTGATCCATGACATCATCACGGCCCATACGGATTGAAATAGATGAGATTGTCTTATCCGCGTATGTAGTCGTGCCACCAAAAGTAACCGTTGGGTATGGGTCGTAATCGGTCACAATGTTGCCCCAGCAAGGTTAATAGCACCTGTACGGCGTGAGGAGTCTTGTAATACCTTTTCAATGCTGCGGCGAGCAGACTCACCATCAATGACACCATTGAAGATAAATGTGTTTCCACCGCCACCGTTGTCTTTACGGATTGAGCCTGATCCACTTGGAATGAATAATTCAGGGCCAAATTCACCTACACGAGTAACTCGATTAGCCATTACTGAACCACCAGCTGCTCTGGATGTGTACCCAAGGGCTTGACCAATACTTGAGTCGGCAAATTTTGGTCCCTCGCCCGGATCAATACTTATTAAATCTAAAATTCTACCACCAAGATTTTTAGCCTTTGAGTAAGCAGTAGCAATAGCATTAATACCATTGGCAACGCTTTCCAATGAACTGGCAAGTGATTCCAAGGTGGTTGTAGTTTCGTCGCCATCATCGGTAACAGTAGTAAACAATTTTCCAAACGAATCGGTTAAGGCTTTCAAAGCCCCACCCAAACTACTCGCACCGTTGCCCTCAAACTCACCTGCAAGTTCTCTGGCTCTATTGCTCAATCCTTGCGGATCCTCGCCACTGAATCCCTTAGCAACTAACACGACATTTTCAAGCAATAGTTTTAGTTTTGGAATTAACTTTGCGCCAATGTCCTCTTGAATTTCCCCAAAGTATTGTTGCAAGATAGCCAACTGGCCAGCAAATGTTTCTGTATTGGCTTTGGCTGATCCACCAAAGGTGTCTGTCAGTTGCTTTGTTAGGCCGTCAAAGTCTTTAGTCTTGACAATGTTTTCATCAAGTGGAATGCCAAGTTTCTTTAGGGCCGTAAAGTTGCCACCATAAGCCTTACCAAGTGCAAGACTTACGCCCTCTAGATCGCGCCCGGTGGCTGCGCTAATGTCAATGGCTAGATTGTTAAGTTTTTGAGCTTCGGTAATGTCCCCAGTTGCTCGGGCAAGGTTAGCCAGTGCCGGGCGCAATTTAGTATCGGCAATACCAAAAGAAAGTTGTTGTTTCTTGATATAGTCCTCGGTGGCCTTAATTTGATCGTCAGTTGCGCCAGTTGTATTTTTTAGGGCTGTTGCAAGTTTCTTTTGGCTTAGTTCATCCTCAACGGCTGCCTTAACTCCATCAACACCTAACTTGATGGCATACGCGCCAGCAGCTGCACCAGCCACTGCAAATGACTTGGCCATTGCCTTTGAGTATCCACCAATACGATCCTTAAATGTTTTTGTGCCTTTGTCGGCCTTGTCCATGCCAGCAAGAAACTTATTAACATCAGCAAGTAATGAAAGTTTGAGTGTACGTGTATCGGCCATTAGCTAGTCCTTGCCCAGTTGTCCATGACTTTAAGGCAAGCCTGTTGCCATCGTTTTTTGATTTCAGGTTGCATGACTTTAAGAGTAGGAAAAATCCAATAACCTTTGTTGCCCCTACCTTCTCTAGGTGATCGCTCTGGAAACTTGTAACCACCATTTGGAAAGCCTGAAACGCTTTTACGGTATTCTGGCGATCCGCCAAACTCGTTACCAAATAATAATTGCCCGGCATTTGCGCCACCTGATGCACGACCTTTGCCCCCACCAATGTAAACGGTTGGCACTCGGTCACGCGCTGGTCGTACTGTTGCAGCCACAATGGCAGCTTGTGCAGGAAAACGCGCTCC